GACAAACAAAATCTGGTTTATATTCTCTTTTTATCCCAATGGAGTGGAACTACGAAGGATTTATTGATGAATACGGATATCCAGTTTTCGATAGTCCAGATCATGATGTACTCGGACCAGACGGCGAATTAATAGACATAGGAATAATAGAACATTGGAACAACGAAGCAGAGGGTTTAAAAAATGATCAAGATGGTTTAAATGAATTTTACCGTCAGTTTCCAAGAACTACAGAGCACGCGTTTAGAGATGAGGCTAAAAACTCTATATTCAACCTAGTTAAAATATATGAACAAATAGATTATAATGAAGGTATAGGTAACTCCGCGGTATTATCAGTTGGTAATTTTCAATGGGTCAACGGAATTAAAGACACGCAGGTTATATTTTATCCTGACCCAAAAGGTAGGTTTAAAGTTAGTTGGTTTCCACCTCAACATATGCAAAATAGAATAATACTTAAAAATGGTATTAAGTACCCTGCAAATGAACACATGGGCGCTTTTGGTTGTGATAGTTACGACATATCAGGAACTGTTGATGGTAAAGGATCTAACGGAGCTTTACACGGTTTAACTAAGTTTTCGATGGAAGACTGCCCGCCTAATCATATGTTTTTAGAATATATATCTAGGCCACCAACTGCTGAGATATTTTTTGAAGACGTGTTAATGTCGTTAGTTTTTTATGGCATGCCTATTTTATGTGAGAACAACAAGCCTAGATTATTATATCATTTAAGACGTAGAGGTTATAGAGGTTACTCAATGAACAGACCAGACAAACTTTGGAACAAGCTTTCAGTAACGGAAAAAGAAATAGGTGGAATACCTAACTCAAGCGAAGATATAAAACAAGCTCACGCGGCCGCTATTGAGATGTATATACAAGATCATGTTGGTCAATTAGGCGATGGTAATTACGGAAACATATATTTTAACGAAACGTTAAATGATTGGGCAAGATTTGATATAAACAAAAGAACAAAGTTTGATGCGTCTATAAGTTCTGGATTAGCTATTATGGCATGCAACAGACATCTATATAGGCCAAGCGCAAAAATTGAAAAACCAAAATTGAATATAAGCATTGCCAAATACTCTAATCAAGGTAGTGCTTCAAAGATAATAAAGAATTAATATGAGACAATTTCCAAGTCAAGTAGTTAGTGATGCAGAAAAAATAAGCTATGAGTACGGGCTCAAAGTAGCTCAAGCTATAGAGGGAGAGTGGTTTGACAAAGACAACTACAGCAATAGATATATTCACAATAGAAATAACTTTCACAATTTAAGGTTATATGCTAGAGGAGAACAGGCAATACAAAAGTATAAAAATGAATTATCAATAAACGGAGACTTGTCTTATTTAAACTTAGACTGGAAACCAGTTCCTATAATACCTAAGTTTGTAGATATTGTAGTTAACGGTATTGCAGAAAGATTTTTTGACATAAAATGTTACTCACAAGATCCATTTGGAGTTAGTAAAAGAACTAAGTACATGGACGATCTTATGGAAGACATGAGAAGCAAGGAACTAAAAGAGTATGTTAAAGAAACTTTTGGTATGGACTTGTTTAACGGACCAGCAGATTTGCTTCCTGATTCACAAGAAGAGCTTGATTTACACATGCAGTTAAATTACAAGCAAGCGGTAGAGTTAGCGGAAGAACAAGCTTTAAGAACCTTACTAGAAGGAAATAAATATGATCTTATAAAGAAAAGATTTTACTATGACCTAACGGTCTTAGGTATTGGTGCCGTAAAAACAGGTTTTAATACATCTGAGGGCGTTACAATAAAATACGTTGACCCTGCTAACTTAGTCTACTCTCACACAGAGTCTCCTTATTTTGAAGACTGTTACTATGTTGGTGAGGTAAAAACCATACCCGTAAACGAACTTGTTAAAGAGTTTCCACACTTAACGCAGGAAGATTTAAAAGAAATAACAGATTACAATAATCAAAACTCCGGTAGATACGAAACAAACCGTATGAGAGATGGTGATAACGACAGGAACAAAGTCAGAGTGCTTTACTTTAATTATAAAACTTATATGTCTGAGGTTTACAAAGTCAAGCAAACTGCTACTGGTGCAGAAAAAGCAATAGAAAAAGACGATTCTTTTAATCCAGAAGAAACTCAAAACTTTAGCAGAGAAGCAAGAAAAATAGAGTGTTTATATGATGGGGCTTTGGTTTTAGGTACTAAAAAGCTACTTAGATGGGAAATGGCAAAAAACATGATGCGTCCTAAAAGTGATTTTACTAAAGTAAAAATGAATTACGCTATGTCAGCACCAAGGATGTATGAAGGGCGTATAGAGTCATTAGTAAGTAGAATAACTGGTTTTGCTGATATGATACAACTTACGCATTTAAAATTACAGCAAGTGATGTCACGCATGGTACCAGATGGCGTGTATCTTGATGCTGATGGACTTGCTGAAATAGATTTAGGTAATGGAACAAGTTATAATCCTCAAGAAGCTTTAAACATGTTCTTTCAAACAGGTAGTGTAATAGGTAGAAGTTATACTTCTGAGGGCGATATGAATGCTGGAAAAGTTCCAATACAAGAAATAACGTCTGGTAATGGTGGAGGTAAATTACAGTCTCTTATAGGTAATTATAACTATTATCTACAAATGATTAGAGACGTAACCGGTCTTAATGAAGCTAGAGACGGCAGCACACCTGACGAAAGATCTTTAGTTGGTGTTCAAAAAATGGCTGCTGCAAATTCTAACACGGCGACTAGACATATACTAAAAGGAGGTTTGTTTTTAACGCAAGAGGTTTGTGAGTGTTTATCACTTAGAATATCTGATATTATAGAATATTCACCAACAAGAGATGCTTTCATGCAACAAATAGGCGGGCACAACGTTGCCACGTTGGCAGAAATATCACAAATACACTTATATGACTTTGGTATATTTTTAGAACTACAACCAGACGAAGAAGAAAGAGCTATTCTTGAAAGCAATATACAAGTAGCTTTAGGTCAACAGACTATAGAGTTAGAAGACGTTATAGATCTTAGAGAAATTAAAAATATAAAACTAGCTAATCAACTTCTTAAGATTAGAAGAAAGAAAAAACTTTCAAGAGATCAAACCATACAACAAGAAAACATGCAAGCTCAGGCTGATGCAAACATCAAACAGCAAGAAGCCTCTGCTCAGTTTGAGCAAATGAAACAACAGACTGTTGCTAACACGGCTATATCTATTGAATCAGCTAAAGCTGAGTTTGAAACACAAAAGATGCTAGCTGAAGCTGAAATTAAAAAGCAGTTAATGCAATTAGAGTTTGATTACAATATGAAACTTAAAAGTACTGAGGGTAATCAAAGAGCGATGTTAGAAAAACAAAAAATGCAAAGCTCTGAAAAACAAACAGAGATGCAAGTTGCAGCAAAAAAAGAAAAACCTTTTGAATCTAAAGGTAATGACGTACTAGGAAAAGGTGTTGATCTGTCAAGATTTGGACCTAGATAGAAAGATTATTAATTATTATTATATTATATTATGGCAAAAAAGAAAGAAGAGCCTAAAGTAGACAACGAAATAGGCTCGTTAAAAGTAAAAGAAAAAACAGAAGCACAACCTACAGGCAACGAAACTAAAGGTAACGTTACTAAGGTTAAAGCAAAGATGAAAAAACCTTCGCAACTTGTAGAAGAGACTATTACTAAGGTTGATTTAAGCAAACCTGCTAAAGAAGAACCAGTAGAAAAAGTTGAAGAATCTCCAGTTGAAGAAACCGCGGTTGTTGAAACTCCAGTTTTAGAAGAAGTAACAAACGAAGAAAAAGTTGAAGAAATAGCCGATGTGGTAGAAGAAGCTTTAGTTGAAGCTACTCAATCGGGCGTTGAATTACCAGAAAACATTCAAAAATTAATGAATTTTATGGAAGAAACTGGTGGTGATTTAAATGACTACGTAACTCTCAACCAAGATTATTCTGAGTTAGATAATCATACTCTGTTAAAAGAATACTATAAATCTACTAAGCCACATTTATCAGAAGAAGAAGTTGATTTTGTCATGGAAGATACTTTTGCTTATGACGAAGATATGGACGAGGATAAAGAGGTAAAAAGAAAAAAATTAGCTATGAAGGAGCAGGTTGCTCAAGCAAAGCAACACTTGGAAAGTGTAAAATCCAAATATTACGAAGATATTAAAAGCGGAAGTAAGCTCACTGAAGAGCAACAAAAAGCTATTAATTTCTTCAACAGATACAACGAGGAATCAGAACAAAGTCGTAAAATAGGCGAAAAACAATCTGAAGTCTTTAGAAGTAAATCTGATCAAGTTTTTAACGAAAATTTCAAAGGTTTTGAATATAACGTTGGGGAAAAGAAATATAGATTTAATATTAAAGATAAACAGGGCGTTAGAGAAACACAAGGCGATATCAATAACTTTATTAAGAAGTTTTTAACTGAAGATAATATGATAGAAGACGCCGCGGGTTATCACAAAGGTTTGTTTACAGCTATGAACCCAGATCAAGTTGCTAATCATTTTTATGAACAAGGCAAGGCTGACGCTTTAAAAGAAAGCATTGCAAAATCTAAAAACGTTAACATGGATCCTAGGCAGTCACACGTTGAAAATATAAACACTAGTGGCTTTACCGTAAGAGCCCTAAATGACGATAGTCCTGATTTCAAATTTAAAATTAAACAAAAATAACAATTTAAAAATTAAAAATTATGGCAATTACTAATGGTGCTTTGTTAAATAGTGTAGCTTCGCATCAGAAGCAAACACTAGCAACAAACTACATTGACTTCAACCAAGATATGGGTTGGGCTCAACAATATTTACCAGACCTAATGGAAAAAGAAGCTGAAGTTTTCGGACCGAGAACTATTTCAGGTTTTTTATCTCAAGTTGGGGCTGAAGAGTCTATGCAGGCTGATCAAGTTATTTGGTCTGAGCAAGGTAGACTACATTTATCTTATAAAGGTAACGTTTCATCAGCAACTGCTGGTGCTAACACAGGTACAGGTGTTACTAATATCGCACAAATAACAATTGAAGACGATATTGATGGTAACGTTGGTGCTGGTTTTACAGCAGCTAAACACGGTATTAGAGTAAATGATACTATTATTGTGTCTAACTCAGACGGTGTTTTCAAATGTTTAGTAACAGTTGTAGCTGACGACGTTATTGACGTTGCTCCTTATGGGCAATCTGCTTTATCAGCAAACACTGTTTCAAAAGCAACAACTATATTAGTTTATGGTTCTGAATTTGGAAAAGGACAAAGCTATGTAGCTGCTGCTGGTACTACTAATACTACAGACGCTAGAGGTGCTAACGAGCCTGCTTTCAAAACTTTTAGTAACAAGCCAGTTATTATGAAAGATTACTACGAAGTATCAGGTTCTGATACAGCTAGAATCGGTTGGGTTGAAACTACTTCTGAAAGCGGTGCTTCTGGATACTTATGGTATTTAAAAGCTGAAGCTGATACAAGAGCTCGTTTTAATGACTACGTTGAAATGGCAATGCTAGAAGGTGAACTTGCTTTAGCTGCTTCTGAAGTTCAAGGTTCTACAATTTTACCTGGATCAACTACAAACGCAACTAATGATGCTGGTACTGAAGGTTTATTCGCTGCTATTGAATCAAGAGGTAATATTACTTCTGGTGTTACTGGTGTTAACGCTGCTACTGATTTAGCTGAGTTCGACGCTATATTAGCTGAATTTGACAAGCAGGGTGCTATTGAAGAAAACATGATGTTTGTAAACAGAGCTACTTCGTTAGCAATGGATGACATGTTAGCTTCTATGAATTCTTACGGAGCTGGTGGTACTTCTTATGGGGTATTTAACAACTCTGAAGATATGGCACTTAATTTAGGTTTCTCTGGTTTCAGAAGAGGCTCTTATGACTTCTACAAGTCTGACTTTAGATACTTAAATGACCTAGCTACAAGAGGTGGTATTAACGCTGCTTCTTCTGCTAATGCAATTAGAGGGGTTATGGTTCCTGCTGGTACATCAACTGTTTATGACCAAATGTTAGGTAAAAACTTAAAGAGACCATTCTTACACGTTCGTTATAGAGCTTCACAAACTGACGATAGAAGAATGAAGACTTGGGTTACTGGTTCTGTTGGAGCTGCTACATCTGCTTTAGATGCAATGCAAATCCACATGTTAACAGAAAGATGTTTAGTTACACAAGGTGCTAACAATTTCATGTTAATGAAGTAAGCACTTATTATATTAAAAGACCGGGGCTTCGGCCTCGGCCTTTTATTTTATTAATTTTATTATATATTATATTATGGCAAAAAAGAAAAAAGTAGAGGTTGAAGAACCTCAAATAGAAGAAACAGTTGTAGAGACTGTAATGGTTGAAGAACCAAAAGCAAGAGAAAGAAAAACACCATCTAATGAATGGGAAATAAAAGATAGAGTTTATTATTTAACAGGCAATAAAAAACCTCTTTCAAGATCAATTAAAGCAGCTAACATATATTGGTTTGACGAAGAAAAAGGTTACGAAAGAGAACTTAAATATTGTCAAAATCAAAGAACTCCATTTGTTGATGAAATGCAAGGTGACCAAAGATTAGAACATATCGTTTTTAGATCTGGTAGTTTGTTTGTAGAAAAAGAAAAAACAGTTTTACAAAAACTACTATCACTATATCACCCACACAGAGATAAAATATTTTATGAATACCAACCATCTGCTATCGCAGCTGAAGAAATAGATGTTTTAGAACAACAAGTAGAGGCATTAGTTGCCGCTAGAAATGTTGACATCGACATGGCTGAAGCTATTATGCGTGTAGAAAGAGGTTCTGGTGTATCTAAAATGAGTTCTAAGGAGCTTAGAAGAGATTTATTAGTATTTGCTAGAAATAATCCTAAACTTTTCTTAGAACTTGCGGATGATGAAAATGTAATGCTAAGAAACTTTGGTATTAGAGCTGTTGAAAACGGTATATTAAGATTGTCGTCTGACCAAAGAAACTTCTTATGGGGAAGTAATGGTAGAAAGATAATGACTATACCATTTGATGAGCATCCATACACTGCTCTAGCGCATTGGTTTAAAACCGACGAAGGCATGGAGATATACACAAACATAGAAAAAAGATTAAACAATTAATCAAACTGTAGAGCGGTCGCCCTACGGGGCGATCGTAACTACAATAAAAAAATATTATGATAAACGTAGATAGAATATATCAAAGAGTTTTAACTCTTGCAAACAAAGAGCAAAGAGGATATATAACACCTCAGGAATTTAACATCTTTGCTAACCAAGCTCAGATGGATATATTTGAACAATACTTTTACGATTTAAATCAATTCCTAAGAACGCCTGGAAATAGCACTATTCATGCTGACATGGTTGATATACTAGAAGAAAAGATAAGTGTGTTTGAGCAAACCGGGCCTATAATCTTAAACTTAGATGGAGAAGGACAATTATCTGGTCTTGGTAATTTTTATAGATTAACTTCTATTAGAGATGGAAATATAATTTACGAATCTATATCAAGAAAAGAAGCTAGACTTTTTCAACTCAGTCCTTTAACTAGACCAACAGACACAAGGCCTGCTTATTTAGTAAACGGCGTTAATAATGATTTTCAACTATTCGGAAGAATACCAGCAACTGTAAGTATAGATTATATAAGAACTCCTATTCCGGTTAACTGGACATACGTGGTAGTTCAAGGCAAGGCGCTTTATAATGGCAATGCTACAGATGCTCAAGATTTTGAACTACATCCATCAGAAGAAACAGAGTTAGTTTTAAAAATATTAACCTTAGCAGGGTTTACATTAAAAGATCCAAACTTGTACCAAGCAGCAGCTAGTGAAGACTTAAAAAATACTCAACAAGAAAAACAATAAAATAAATGGCATTATTAACTCAAACACAGCAAGATTATTATGACGGTAACGATTTTGGTGGTTATCAGTTCATATCATTAGACAATATTATAACTAACTTTACGGTAGCATATGTTGGTGAAAACAAAATAATACCAAAAATAAAAAGAACTGATATAGCTTTTCATGCTCAACGAGCAATACAAGAATTATCATTTGATACTTTTAAATCTATAAAGTCTCAAGAAATTACACTCCCACCATCAAACACGATGGTACTTCCACAAGATTATGTTAACTATACTAAAATATGCTGCGTAGACGGCAATGGTATAGAACGTCCTTTGTACCCAACTAGACACACTTCAAACCCAACTCCAATTTTACAGAATTCAGACGGTGAATATAAATTAACAGCTGTTGGCACAACTACTAGTTTAAGTAATGAAATTGTATTAGATGGTGAGTACAAAGAAATTCAAGTTGGTATGATAGCTGATAATTCTACTTACTCCCCAACATCTGGAGGGGCTATAGTTCAGTCCGTATCAAACGATAGCGATATCACAACTATAACACTAGGTATCGTAGATACAGCTGCTACAATACCTGGTCTTTTACCTTTTAATTCTGCTTCTGATACTGGAACAAAATTTACTTTTAACTTTTACAAAGAAAACGAGTCTTTACTTTTAGAAAAAACAGCTGTTGTTGTAGAAAATATTACTTGGAGCGTGCTTGGTTTGTTTTTAACACAAAGTCCTAATACAAACGTGTCGAGCGTTAAAGTAGGTATGTTAGTGTCACACACCGCTTTTCCAGTTGGTACAGTGGTTACAGATGTAAATGACGCTGTTATAACTGTTTCAAATAATGCTCTTGTTGCATCAACGGGTACTACTAACGAAGTAACGTTTATATCTACACCTAATAATTCTACAACTTGGGACTCTTACAGCTCCGACACTTCTAACAGTACTGGCGATGCTAATGGGTACAACCACGACACTGATATATATGACTTAAACAGAGGTCAGAGATATGGAATACACCCGGAAATGGCACAAGGTAATGGAACGTACTATATAGACAATTTAAAAGGATTAATTCATTTTTCATCTAATGTTGCGGGAAAAACTGTGATCTTAAAGTATATAAGCGACGGACTAGGAACTGACGGAGAAATGGTTGTGCATAAATTTGCAGAAGAAGCGATGTACAAGTGTATAGCATACGCGGTGTTATCTACTAGTGTTTCTGGACAAGGTTTAGTACCTAGGTTTAAGCGAGAAAAGTTTGCAGCTGTAAGACAAGCTAAGTTAAGACTATCAAATATAAAAATAGATGAACTAACTCAAATAATGAGAGGCAAGTCTAAATGGATAAAAAGATAAAATATGCCGGAAATTAAAAATGTTTTTCGTACGGGCATCATGAATAAAGATGACGACGAAAGAATAATATCTAATGGACAATATAGAGATGCTATGAATATTCAAGTTTCTACATCTGATGACTCAGATGTTGGGACCGTACAAAATATATTAGGTAATAAAAAGCATGGTTTAGACAAGTCTAATTTTGTTACCGCTGACGGCTTAGATGGTTTTAAACTAAAGTGTGTTGGTAGTATTTCTGACGAAAAAAATGATAGACTATTTTATTTTTTAGCTGGTAGTACTAAGGATTTTATTATAGAGCATAAGAGTGATAATACTGAAGAATTAGTATTTGTAGATACTACTAAAGAAGTTTTAAAGTTTGACAAAGATACTATAGTAACAGGTATAAACATAATTGATAATTTATTATTTTGGACAGACAATATAAACGAGCCAAGAAAAATAAATATTGACAACTGCAAGGCGGGTACTACAGATGAAAATACACACACTAAACTTATAATAAACGGAGAAGACAGAGGTGATATTACAGAAGACCATATAACTGTTATAAAAAGACAGCCTTACTTCGCTCCAAAAGTTACTCCTGGTGAAACCATAATACAAAGTGAATTTACTTTTGAATCAGCAAATATACTTCAAAATGGTAATTTACCTATAGCTGAACAAGACACTCAATTATTTACTATAGTAACTACTTCAAACATACACAATCCTTTTGAGTTTGCAGTAGGAGATATTATAATAGGTAGTAGACCCAACACACCTGGGCAACTTCCAATTAATTTTGAAATAAAATTAAAAGTAACGGATATAACTACAATAATAGACGAGTGGGACGCAAACGACGATAGCTTGGGTGAGTTTACGGCTACTTACGAAATACTAGAACTTAGCGATGATATATCCGAGCAGGACGCTGCTAGTATAATATTTAATGTAAGAAAATTAACAGAAGAAAAGCCTATATTTGAAAAAGAATTTGTTAGGTTTGCTACAAGATATAAATACGTAGATGGTGAATACTCTGCGTTCTCTCCTTTTACGCAACCAGTATTCTTAGCTGGTTCGTTTGGTTTCCATCCAATAAAAGACTCTCATAATATTGGTATGACAAATAAGTTGTTAACAGTAAAGTTACAAGACTTAGTTCCAGATCACACACCAAACGATGTTGTTCAAATAGATATTTTATTTAAAAAAGATGATTCAACTACTATTTACACTATAGATAGTATAAGACCTGATGACGGTGAAGGATATTGGGAGGATAGCACTTACAACCAATACTTATTAGTAGCAGATACATACCCGCTTTCTGGTAGTTCATCCGCGCAGTACTTACAGTCTGCTAACTTTGGATATAAAGGTCAATATGAAATAAGTACAGAAAATATATACGCGGCCCTACCTGCCAATCAAATATTAAGACCCTACGACAACGTACCAAGAAAGGCTTTGGCACAAGAAATAACTGGTAACAGACTAGTTTATGGTAATTATTTACAAAACTATAATTTAAAAACGTTTGAAGATGAACAGGTTTATGTTGATTTAGATTTAGACTTTGAAAATAGAGACGCTGGGTACGGGGCTATAGATTTTAGTACTGGTAAACGATCTATTAAATCTGATAGAACTTACTATTTAGGTATTGTATATGGTGATAAATACGGTAGAGAGACGCCTGTTTTTACTGGTAAAAATAGTTCTATAAAAATACCTTTTGATGCAGATGGTACTGATGCTTTTGATGGTAACGCTAGTAAATCATTACAGCTTTGCGCTCATCTAACCGGAAGACAACCTTCTTGGGCTTACTATTATAAATACTTCATAAAACAAACTACTGGTGGTTACCATAACTTAACTTTAGATAGGGTTTATAAATCTATAAGAGACCAAAGCATGTGGCTTTCTTTTCCTTCTTCAGATAGAAACAAATTACAAGAAGGTGATTATGTTATAATGAAAAAAGAAATAGACACTAACAACCAGGTAGATGTTGACAATAAAATAAAAATAATAGACATAAGCAACGAGGCTCCAGAATCTGTAAAGTTTAATTTAACAACTTTAGGAACCGGTGGGGGTAGTGAGGAAAATTTAGCTGATTTGTTTCCTGACGCAAACGGTAAGCCAGCAGAAGATGCTGTCCGTATAGCTATAGATAAAGAAGTTTGGGTTAACACAGAGTTTGGTTCTAATTTAGATAAATTTACATCGTCTGATAGATTTGCGATACAGTTTTCTATAAAAAGTGGTAACGTTAGAACTTTTTCAGATATATATTTTGTAGCTTCTGCATACCAAGAAGACGACGGGGCAACTGGTAGATACGTATTTATATTAAGAAGAAAAATAACCGCTGCTGACCAATGGATTGAAAGTTCAGCTGGTGTTTTAGACACTAGTTTAACAATGGAATTATTTTTATTAGAAAATAAAGATACTATAGAGTTTGAGGGTAGATTTTTTGCTAAAATAGCATCTTCGCCTTTAACGCAGAAGTTTTTATTACCAAGCCAAAACGATACAGATGACTACGCTTTAGTAGCTAGAGCTTATGCTTTTTGGCTAGCTAATCAACCTAGAGTTGGAAGTAGATTAACAGCTAGCGGTGATGGTGTTTATAATAGAACCGACCTCTCTGCTAATGGGTGGACTAAAAATACCGCTTCAAACTTAACAGACACAGAAGCTAGATGGGCTGTAGCAACTAAATTTAACACAGACGCTGAAAGTACTTCAGGCTGGTTTATTGACAACGCTTTTTTTATATCTGCACAAGAACCTTTTGATCATTACAATCAATGGGACGCTCTTTATTCTGGTAGAATGTACAAAGGCAATGCTTTAACAGCGGCTAGTCAAGAAGTAAATGGTTTAGAAGGTATAGTTGAAGTAGACAACATTAATGGTGGTTACAGATTTGAAAATGGCGAGCCAAAAGGCTCAAGACACTGGACAAAATATATATATCCTTATAATCAAGGACTTGGAACTGGTTTAGATAATTACTTAGGGACATCTTCTTTTAACCAAGAGTTTCTAAATACTTACAAGGTTTCACCAGGAAATCCTTACGTTTCTCCTCTTGGAGGAACTAAAGCTGTGTTTATGCATTTATCTTTTGCTTGTCCAGGTGTAGATTTACACGATGGTTATTTTCCTAGCAACTATGATCCAGATCCTAATGGTGACAACAACGGTGCAAATAATCATTTTATAGAAAACTTACAATGGATAGTTTCCGGTGGTATACATTTTCAAGGCGATAATGATAGTAACGCTGGAAAAAATTATGGCTATTTTAATCAAAACGTTACAGCAGTTGGATTAGAAGCGCATGATAATCAGTTTAATCCAGGTTATTTAGATCCTGGCGCTGGAGCAGTTGTAAATCAATTAGCTGTTGGTAATCAATTTAAGTTTGAAGGAGATGACGTTAATGTGTATACGATACAAAGCGTAGATGTGAAGTATTTATACAACCATACTTCTTGGAATCCAACGCTTGTTACTACATCTGATGGAAACACTTACCCCGATAACTTGTTAGAAGCAGATCATGACACTAGCTCGCGTAGCAGTGTTTCTAATGCGCTAGATAAATATGTAGCTAATCCTACTGCCGAAAGATTAACAAAATTAAAAAATACCGTGGTAAACTTTGGTAAGGCAAACAATAGAAGAGTTTGTTTTATAATACAGTTAGATAAAGATCCTAGAGTTTTATATGACCCAAGAGGTAGCGGCAAAGCAACTACTACTACTTTTAATGCTATAAACTTTATTGACACATATATACAACCTGGTAAAAATACTTTACCTATAACACCAGCTGTGTTTGAAACAGAAGCAAAAGAAGAGCCAGATTTAAATATATACTTTGAGTCAAGCAATGCTTATCCTAGAATATTAGATTTAACAGACGGTACTGGTACCAGTGGTTTAAGTTCTAACTTAATTGGCGCTGCTAGTAACGTTATTCAAGACGCTGTAATTAATCCAAACTCAACAAAAGGATCTATGTTAGCGCCATTAGGTAGTAGAGTAGTTTTAAAAGGCCCTGCAGTTGGTCAAGCCGGTTCTGGTATGCCTGATTTAAGCAATATACAAGAAGCAAATCCTAATAGTGATATTTATGTTAGAGTTGGTGGTTGGGACGGTAACATACTTACTTTAACAAGCCCTGGTCTTTTAGTTCAAGACATTAATGACAATGCTATAACTTACCCGCTTAAGGTATTAAAGTTTTACAGAAAAGACGGCAGTTATACCCAGGCTGCAATACACAGCGTTAGGGAACAAAGCGCAAATAATTTTTATGTTACTAAGTTAGAAATGCTACCATTAGTACACAATAGAAAAACAGCGCTACCTTATTATAATTGTATATCATTTGGTAACGGTGTTGAAAGCATTAGAATAAGAGACGACTTTAATGGCATGCAGATAGCTAAAGGTGTAAAAGCTTCAGCTACAATAGAGCAGGCTTACGAAGAAGAAAGAAGAAAATATGGTTTAATACACTCTGGTTTGTATAACTCTACTAGCGGTGTAAATAACTTAAACGAATTTATACAGGCGGAAAAAATAACTAAAGACGTTAACCCTGTTTATGGTAGTATACAAAAGCTGTATGCTAGAAACAAAGATTTAGTTACGCTATGTGAAGATAAGATATTACAAATATTTGTTGATAGAGACATGTTGTTCAACGCGGACGGCAACGCGCAGCTATTGACTAGCAATAGGTTTTTAGGTGCGACGCAACCATTTAGAGGTAATTACGGTATATCTAAAAATCCAGAGTCTTTTGCCGCTGAGTCGTTTAGAGCTTATTTTACAGACAAACAAAGAGGCGCTGTAATGAGATTGTCTATGGACGGAATAACACCAATATCAGAAGCTGGTATGAAAGATTACTTTAGAGATGAATTACCTAAGTTTGATATTATATATGGTAGTTACGACGCTTACAAAGGTGATTACAATTTAACTCTTAGATCTTCAGAAGACTCACCATCTAACACCGTGGGCGAAGGCGGTGAAGTTTTTGTTGATCCTTACGATGGTCAGACTATTTCGTTCAATGAAAAATCAAGGGGTTGGGTTAGCTTTAAATCTTTTGTGCCAGAAATAGGTATTAGCTGCGTTAATCAATATTATACTTTTAATCAAGGTGATATTTACAAGCACTACAATGAAGAATTACCTGCTCCTAGAAATACTTTTTATGGAAACTTTACAGAGTCCTCTGTAACACCAGTGCTAAACTCAATGCCAGAACTAGTAAAGCATTTTAACACACTAAACTATGAAGGTACACAGTCTAGAGTTAATGAATTTACTACAATTACACAAGACGGTGTTAACTACGAAGATGGTAGCTTTTACAACTTACAAGAAAAGAAAGGTTGGTACGTTGAAGATATCCACACAAATAAGCAAGAAGGAACTTTAATTGAGTTCATAGAAAAAGAAGGTAAATGGTTTAACTATATAAAAGGAACAGAGCAACATGTTGATCCAGCAGCGTTTAACTTTCAAGGGTTAGGTATAGTAAGAGAAGAAGAATAAAACAAATAAAATGGAGATAATTAGAAATATAAATATAGACACTTCTAGTTTAAAAGCAGAGGCTATAGGTAGGGTTTTGAATGTGAACGCTACTAGTAATGCTAGATATACAGTTAGAGTCAGTAGATCTTCAGATACAAATTTATATAATTTTGATACAGACGCTTTTGCAGCAGAGTCTTCTAACTCAAATTTTAATGGAGTTGGATCGCAACAAATAGCAATATCTTTTCCGGCAGCGGCAAGTGGTGACACGTATACTATAAATGTATTCTCTACTAACGGAGCTGAAATTTTAGGTAGTGCTAATAAGCTTTTTAAATCTATTGTTTTGGAACAAGTTGGCAATAGTCAAATAACATTTATCGCAACTGGCACTAATTTTACAAATACGACTATTGGTACTTCTACTGGTTCTACTATTGACAGCTTTGCAGCTAGCTCTACACCTACGGTAGTTATGAATGAAAAACAAATAACGGTACCTTCTTCCGCTGATGATTTTGGTTTTTTTATAACTAGCACTACTTCAGATTTAAATAATGGCGAGTGGGATAGCGGTGCTTTTTATTGGCAAACAACAGAGGCTATAGTTACTAACCCAGCTGGCGATGGTGTTCTTAGTACCACGGTAACTGTAGCTGATTTAACGGGTTTAGTAGTGGGTATGACTTTAGTATACCATAAAGGCACAACAGCACCTTCGGTTCCAGGAACTACTATAAGCGATATAAATATTAGTACTAAAACTATAACATTTTCAGCTCGTAATGCTTTTGAAGAAAGTGAAACTATGACCTTTAGAGCTTTTGGCCCAACGTTAATAAAAAAAGCTATTAGCATAGGATTTAGTATAACAGACCCTACTATTAGACTGGAACAGACTACAACTAGTATAGATGATGAAATAACATCTAATGTTGCAGCTGGAGGAGATATAAATGTAAACGGCACAACAGGCATAGGTGTGGGCGCTACAATACGTATGAGAGGTCTAAACAAAAGCTCTAGCGCTAGTGCTTGTACGGTTACTGCTGTAGACAACTCTGCTAACGGAGGGGGTATAACTGGTGGCGCTTTACAATTAGGTAACGGGCAGTTAGAGGCTAGTAGTGATAGGCCTATTAGAACTAAGACAAAAATATACATAGATGGTAGTAGTAACAAGGTGTTCTTAAATGGAACTATAAATATATCTAGATATCCAGCGGCAAATCAAAACATCTACATAGACATGAGTAAAATAACAACAATAGGACAATCGTCATGATAACAATCGACTTTACAGGAAACATAAATAATGACTCTTTACAAATAGGTGATTTAGCTTACTATATAACACCATCTTTATCTGGTGGATTTAACACTTCTATAGATGCATCGACTGGAGAGTATGTTGCACCAACTTTAATCGGAAAAATAGAAGCGATAACACTAAATTCAATAGACGTAGACAACGCTGCTACAGGTGAAGAGCCAGCCGCAGATGATTTTATTATGTTTGCTAAAGACAGTAGAATTAATTTATCTGGTTTAGTTGGCTACTATGCTGAAGTTAAAATAAAAAACAACTCTACAGAAAAAGCAGAAATGTATTCTATAGCTTCAGAGATAACACCTAGTAGTAAATAATTAGTAAAAAGTGTAATAATAAATAAAAATAATATAATTATGGCATATAAAAAATCATCACCAGCAAAGTTTGTAAATGCTTTATTTGGCGGGGCTCAAAGAAGAAGAGAGCAATACGCTGCAAATGAAGACATGGGACAAAAAATGGAAGATTGGGAAGAAAGAAAAATGAAGAACCCATACGCTGGTGTAAAAAATCCATATGAAAACCTAGAAAACGTATATGAAGACGCTCAAGTAAACTTAAAGCAAGCTGAGTTTGAGAAAGAGCAATCACAACAATCAATGGCTAATATAATGCAAAGTATGCAAAGCGCGGCTGGTGGAAGTGGTATAGCTGGTTTGGCACAGGTTTTAGCTAACCAAGGCGTTAAACAAGCACAACAAGCATCAGTTAGTATAGGCGCGCAAGAACAAGCAAATCAACAAAAAGCTATTGCTGAGTCTGGTAGATTAGCCGAAATGAAAGCTCAAGGAGAACAAAAAAGAGATTTAATGGTTAGAGAAGGAGAAAGAATGGTAGAGCAGTACGATATGAAAAAAGAAGAGCAGATGTTGGATTACGCTATGCAAAGAAAAAACGCTTCTGACCAAGCTATAGCAGACGCCCAAGCCACTGTTGATTCGTTTGTTTCGGGAGCCGTAACTAGTGGTATTAACACTTTGATACCAACTAAGTAAAAATAATAAAATATGTCAGAAGATAAAAGAATAAAAAAGTATTTTGAAAACATGCCGTATGGAGATGATGCTAAATCATCTGAAATACACGGCAAGGCTAATCAAAGAGTTATAAATGATTTTATATCTAACTTAGTAAAACAATATGATGCTTTGTTTGCTGCTGGAGACAAAGAAGGATCTAGTGAAATTGATAGTTTAATTAAAAGTATAGCTAGACAACTAGATAACTTAAAAGCTATAAAAGAAGAATTTGCAGTAGCTTACGGAGGTGGTGTTGGTGGTAAAAATCTTTTTTCAAACTACACAGATTTAAATTGGGATAGAATGTTTTTTGGCGAACAAGGTAGAATAGCTTTTGGGCCAGGTTTTAAAATACTTTGTATAGTTACAGATCCTGACGGAAGAGACATAGTAAAAAACATAGAAGACATAACTCAAAACTGGGTTATTAAAGGAACCGAAGAAGCCGACTATATGAAGTACCATCAAGATTTAGTAAAGCAAGGTCAGACAGCCGCTAAGCATCCAGACTTTAATATTGATTGGGTTGTAGATAATTTACTAGTAAATAACGATGCTTGGAAAATATTTGTCTCTGACAAAATAGGTGGGGTTTATTTCTTACAAGAGTATTTAAAAGAAAATGAAGAGGCTATGGTTGCTGGTCAAATACCAGATGACATGCTACATCCAGATTCTTTTAATCCAGCTATGGACATGCGTTTACATAAACATTATTCTACTAGGCTTAAAACTGCTTTTGATCCAAATTATAAAACCATAAAAGATGGTAACGCTTCTAGCTCTACGGTAGCTGGTAGAACAACAATGTCTCAACAAGAGGTATCTGAAGCTAAAGAACTAATGTCTAGAATAGAACCTAAACAATAAAATTTAATATGAGTAAAACAAAATCTCCATTAAAACATGAAGAAGGCAATGCTTTGGCCCATGGTATGTATGCTGACGAGGTGGCTTGGCATAAAAAAAATGACAAGAAAGAAAATGTAGAGGTAAACACAGATCAAGAAACAAAAGAAGAAGAACCTGTGTATGATGGATCGCAAATATTAACCCCTATTGTACCAAAAGGATTAGGTTTATTACCTATAAACAACGAAGAGGTAGAAGAAAAAGTTAAAAAAACAATGCAACCTTATATTGATTCTGGAGAGTATTCTGAAGATGAATTAAATAAGATTGAAAGATATCAAACTAGGACACAAGAAAATCTTTACGACAAGCCCTCGGAAACTAGCGATTTGAATAACATTGATGAAACGTACAAAAAGTTTGGCGAAGAAAACGTTATTAAAATATCAGAAGAATTAAACACTCCACCTCAATTTTTAGATATTTTTAAAAGCGAAACTACCAATATATATAGAGTAGAAGATAAAACTGAAAAAATTTCTCCAAAGCTTCTTAGAATAAAAGACAACGGACAAATAGAATTTGTAACATCTAAAGAGTTAAAAGATATTGATCCTAACTTCTATTTGAAACTAAACGACGATACTAGAGACGAGTATTACGAGCCTTTAGATGATTTAGAGGAAACTATAACCAACCTTTTTGATGAGATGGTCGAAGAAAAAGGTTCAGCGGGAGTAATTGCGGGGCTCGATGAGGATAAAATGTTAGATTTACTTAGAAAAGAACTTAAGCCATACGGTATTGACGTTACGCAACCTATGCGGCTTGGTGACTACGTGAAACTAATAGGTCCTAATAACGATGAATTGTTATTAAATCTCAATACAAATCAAATAGAAACTGGTGAGGGTGGAGGCCCATTTAGCATTAGGGGTAGAATGAACTCAGGTTTTAAAATATTTAACAAAATAGAAAACTTTGTTAAAGAATACGGTGAACAACCAAAAGTTGAAGACCACGAAGAGAATATTATTGCAAAAAATATTAAAGCAGCAAATAAGCTCAACGAAGAATACAATAACTCTATAGGTGTAACGTATAACACTATAAAAGATATTGATCAAAAAGTTTCTGACGCAGAAGAATTGCTTGAACTTTATAACGCAGAGCCATCAGAAGAAGCTAAAAAACAGTTTTTAGAAAACGGTGGTTATTCTACTGATTTAATAAATGTTAAAGATTATGCCGCTAGAAATAACATTGGCGGAGACTATAGTGAAGATGAGTTCATATCACAGTTAGAACTTGAAACAAGAAGAGACTTACGTTATGGATTAGATGCGGACGAATGGGAGGTTTACTATGGTAGAAATCTCACTCAAGATGATAGAGACTTGTTCGCTGCTGCCGACGCTGTGATTGAGCAGTTAAAGATAGATAAGAAAGATGCTTCTTTTATGCAGGGTTTAGGTGGACTAGAAGACTACGAAGGGGAAATCGACATAAGTAATAAAGATTTACAAGCGGTTTTAGTTAACTTGTTAAAAACAAAAAACCCTAAGCTTGTCGCGAAAATAGCTATAGGAAAGGGAACTATTTTTGAGAAAAATCAGCTTTTAAAAGATGCAAAAGAAATTGTTTTAGATAATTATTATACCAAAAAACAAGTAGAAATTGATCAACTTGATAAAAAGAAAGATGAGTTCGAGAGAAATCAACTTGAGTTTCAAAACGACCTGGAGATCTTTGAGGATAAAAAATCTTCTTTAGAGGAAAGAATAAATCCTATAAAAGAAAAAATAACATCCAGTATAGATAAGGTAGAAATTATAGATGAAGAGATAAATAGTTTAATAGAGAAGGCTAAAAAAATTGAGAAGCTAGCTCAAACAGATAAAGACGCTAGAGATGTATACAGCGGTATTTATGACGAGTATCAAAACTTGTTATCTGAAAGAGAAAAACTTGTGTCACAATACAATGTTGACAACAAAGAGTTTAATGCTATTATAAACTCCGATGAATACAAAGAGTTCGTAAATAGTAGTTTTGATCTACAAACAAGGCAAGATAATTTAAATCCACTTGCAGATGCTTTAAATAAAGAGGGAAATAAACTACAAAGCGAAATTAAAGGAATTTACAATGAAATAGGATATGACGCTGTTGAAGGTATTTTCAAAGATTCTTATGAATCTGTTAAAAAGTATAAAGAATGGAAAAATCAATTTGCAGACAGTCCTACGATGGATGCTATTGGTGTTTTTAATGAGCAGCTTACAGATCAAGTTTTAAAAGTGTTTGCAATAATACCAGAAGCAGCATCTTACCAAGGTAAAAAAATGTATGGAGACGATCCCAATGTATATAGCCAATGGGACGCAATGAGTGATATTGTTCGGGATTATATAGAGGAAGATACATTTGGAGCTTATACGGATCGAGATGGTCGTATATCAGAAGCTGGGTGGACTTATAGCAACGTAACGAGAACGATGGCAGAGATGCTTCCATTTACTTTAGGTATTATTGACGCTGGTAGAAAAGCAAATGTAGGAGGTATTAAAAACGCTTATATGAAGTTTACTGGTGGTAAATTAGATGATATGGCTACGAAGATAGCTATCACTAAAAGAACCTATAGCCTTACTATATACGATAATTATCATGAAGCAAAAAAACTTGGATTAAGTGATGACCAAGCTATGCAATACGCTACATTTATGTCTAGCGCAACCGCTATGTCTCAGCTTATAATGCCTGATAACGCGTTTTTAAAAGGTAGCCCAGCTACTAATACTTTTAAGTCCAATCTAGCAAAAGGATTATACGGCACTACAACCATTGCTGCCGGAAAAGAAATAACAAAAAACACTTTTAAAAACCTAGTTAAAGAACTTGGAGAGGAAGAAATAGAGTTGTTATTCGACGATCTTAACAAGATGAGTTTCCTCGCTAAGCACGAGTCTATGTTCTTAGACGCTGAAGCGCACGCCGACTTAGCTATGGGTACGCTTATATTATCTGGTGGTATACAACAGGTTGGTAACGTTAAAACATTTAACGCTGTTAAAAAACGAGTTTACGCTGAGTTTAAATATAGAGGATTAGAAACTATCTCGGTTATACAGGGAGAGATGGATATGCTCAACATGAAGATACAAAAATATAAAGATCTTGGTGCTTCCTCAGACAAAATAACAAACCTAGAAGAAAGACTAAAAGAACAAGAAGAAGCTATGGATCACGCTCAAGCGGCGTATGATGCTGTGAAAAACGCTCCAATTTACGCTAGCACCGAGCACATAGATTTAATTGTAGAAAAGAATAAACTTATAAATAAAAAATCAAATGCTACTGGAAAAGAGCTTGATGAAATTAATAAGGAAATAAAAGATATAACTGCTAAAATAGAATCTACTAATGCTTATGAGAGATATCTGGACGAGCAGAGTAAAGATGTTGAAAGATCAGAAGAAATAGCCAAGGAAGAAATTGGGGAAAACACTATTGTTTATGAAACGGATAGTAGAGAAGAATCATCTCAAGCAGTAAAGACACACTTTGAAGAACAATCTAAACGTGTAGAAGAAGAGATTAATAGTATTGAGCAAGATGAAAAAGGCAACGCTATAAACTTACAAGAACAACCAGCGTTATCTAAGCTTAAAAACGAAAAAGCTAGAATAGATAATGATCTAGCAAATATGGCTAGTACAGAAAAAAGACAAGAGCAAGAAAGAGAGCTGCTTATTCTCAGGGATCAATTAAATAAAATAGATCCATCCGGTAAGTTAAGGAATAAAGCACAATTGCAACAGCGGTTAAAACAGCTGGATGAAGCTCGTATGAACGGACAAATAAGTGGATTAGATTTTTTAGCGCAAACTAAACAAATTAAAGATGCAATAAAAGAGTTAAACACTGAAATGCAATCTGATAAAAGTGTAACTAGTGCTAATCAAGGTGTAGTTGATGGCTTAGTAGAACAATACGTAGATAAAGCTAGCCAAATAGAAGCTGACCAAGCTTACCAAGGGTTTAAACATAATGCTTTCATTACTCCTCCTGACGCAAGTGGTAGAGTAAGTATAATTATAAATAAACAAGGAGCGTTACAATCTGGTTTTATAAACGCTGGGCAACATGAAATTTTACACGCTACACTTAAAGAGACTTTAAAAAACGACCCTGAATTACAAAGAGCTCTTGCTGATGCTATGATGGAGTTTGCTAATGATAATCCAGGTAAATTAAAAGGTGGAGGAGAGTTTAACCAACGTATAAGAGGGTATAACGAGTCAGACCAAGTATGGGAAGAATATTTAACTTTAATGGCAGAAGCTATGGTTAGAGGAGATGTAAAATTCTCTAATAGTTTCAAAGGAAAGGTTAGTGATATGATGAGGAGATTTTTCCAAAAATACGGTAGATCTGATATAGAGTTTAATACAGGTGAAGATGTAATAAACTTTTTAAGAGATTATAATAAGTTTTTTAAGAGTAGGAAAAAGAATAAAGCTTTTAGCAAGATGATAAAACAAGGTGCTAAAGGAAAGTTGTTGGAAAGAAAAGAAGCAAGAGAAAAAGAAGTTAGATATGGACCTGGTTTTTCTAAGTCTCTAAAATTTCAATTTTCTAAAAATACAGATCTTAAAAATGACTTTGATAAACTAACTCAAAATGAAGATGGTACTAAAAGATGGAATACTAAGGTGGATTTTCAAAACAGTTCTGAATACTGGGAAGGATTAACACAGATACTAACTAATCCTCAATTAGAGTCTTTAATAAAAGAAGGTATAGGAGGGGAAACTGGTATACAATACTCTGAGTTAGATGAGTTTGTAGAAAAAGTAAAGGTAAAACTACAAAGAAGATACGAAGGGCAAACAAGAGTAATAAAAGACGCTGATGGTGATCCAATTGTAGACGAAAGAGGTATAGAACGAAGAGAGAGAGTTCTTGACGAAAACGGAAATCCAAAAGGAGGTTTTGATCCATCTATGGCTAATGGTAGTTTATTCGGTTGGTTAATAGGTGGTAGTGGTAGTTATACAAACTCAAATTTATATCGTGCTAGAGGAGATGTGATGAATGAGTATAAAAAACAAATTGAAACTATTTCTGCTGACACAGAAGGAACTGCTAGAAAAATATCGCAAATACCAAGTGATAATGACGTAAAGCAAGAAACTAAAAACGAGGTAGAAAGAAACAAAATAGATTTACTTAAACTACCTATGGTAGAAAGAGTTTCTGATAAGATAAAATCTAAAGTTAAACCAGTAAAAGGAGATGGGCATAAAGAAATAATATCCAAACATGCTGGTGAGGTTGGTCAGCTTATATTTAATATTCCTGGAGATAAAATTGTAAAAGGCGGAGCTAATTTAGCGGCTGTTACTAGGTACGAAGAAGGTATGCCTATTCCTGGTGAGGCACAAAATATACAGCGAGTTTTTAATGCTCCTGAGTTTGCAGGAAAATTTATTAAAACATTACCGTTATACAACATCGTTGAAAGAACTGGTGATATAAATTTAAAAGGAGAGAATTTAGATGTATCACGAAACGCTCATGGCGTGGCTATAGGTTTAAAAGGTTTACCAATGAGTTATTTCTACGAAGATTATATTGATCCAAGATCTCTTAGTAAAGATCCAGTAGTTAAAGCTGAATCTATTACTTCTCCAAAAGGTAGAAGTAAAGGTTTAACAAGTCAGACACAGGTAAAAAAATTAAAACAGGAATTTATAAATCCTACGCCGGAGACTATAGAGAAGTTTAAAAGAGACATAGGTATAACACCTAAGCTTGAGGAAAACGAATACAGTAGAGATATTGGCCAACTACAAAAAGGAGTTGCTAAGGTACTTTCTATGAACGTATCGTTATCTGCTGCTCAAAGAAATTTAGAAGCTAAACTTAACAAGGCTATTAAAGAAGGTAAGTCTCCAAAAGTAATACAAGAAATAAAACAACAAATAGCTAATATCACGGGCGCTCAAAGTAAAATTGCTTTTAGTAAAGGCGTAATAGAGCAAAAAAACAGAATAATGTTTAGCGAATCTTTACCTGTCGATCAACTTAGCGACGAAGAGTTTTTAAAAAGGCAAAAAGAAAAGTTTCCAGATATTGTAAAAAGATCAGGTCAACAACCAATAGACAATACAGTTGCAAGTAAAATAAAAGTTTTTAGTTACATTATAAATGGCCTTGAAGGGAGCAAAAAATTACCACTTGCACAAAGATTATCAAAAGGTTTTATTCTTGCAGGGGGTACTCTTGATGGTACTAGCGATCGTATAGTTGAAAGGATGGGAGTATTAAAGGAGGTTATGGGAGAAGACATAGCTCAAGAAGTACGTGGAGATATATATGACGAAAGTGGTGAGGTTATTAGGGTTGGTAGAGGTCCACTGTTATTTGCTACTAATACAGACTTAAAAAATGCGTTTCCAAAAAACTATAAGTTTGGGCCTGACAGTGAAAACCAATCAGAATTAGTAATTAGAAGAACGCCAAACAAAGATAACATAGTAGATTTAGCTAAACTGGCTAAAAGATCTAAAGGCTTATTAGAAGTGTTAAGTGTGTTTAACGAAATGATACAAGAAGACAGAGCTAACATACCTTACATTGCTTTTATATTATCTGGAACAAGCACAAATCAAAGTCACTTTATAAGAAAAGGTTCGTTACCTTCTTTTTTAAGCACTTATCTTGATGGTACAATTATACCTAAGTCTGCTAAGTTGACCATGGAAGAACACACTCAAGCTGCTACTGATTTTGCTAAGTTTATGTTAAACATAATGATAGACGGTAAATTTGAACAATTTTCAAAAAAAGCATTGGAAAATTATATACAAGGAGCTTTACTTGGTGAGTTTGACGATAAATTACAAAACCCAGCATTAGGATTTAATTATAAAGAAAATGCTGGTAAATATAGTAAAAAAATACTATTAGGTGGCGCGCCAGTTTGGATTAGATATTTTAACCCAGATGTAAATAATAACAATGGCGGTTTAAACTCTAACATTATAAAAGTAAGAAACTACGAAGGCAAACTTAGCACTTTAGGAGAACTATTTAATGTTGGTATTGATAAGTCTCTTTGGGGCCGTGAAGAAATAGTTTATGAACAAAATAAACTTTTGTATCAAATTTTTAATGGTGATATAACTCAAGAAGTAGCTGGAGAAAGGATGAATAAATACGCTATGACGTTCTCTAAAATTTCACCGTCTTCAGAAATTAAAAAAGCAATTAACACTAGCAAAGCTATAGAAAACGCTCGTTTAATAAATCATAACACTCCGTCGAGAGGCATGAGCGCTTGGGATTTTGATGATACGTTAGCTACTACTAAATCTGGAGTTAGAGCTACTGTGCCAAACCCTGATGGAACACCGCAGCCTGGTAGAAAAGTTATATTCTTAGCAGGTGGAGCTGGTAGTGGTAAATCTAACGTAGTTAAAAAATTAGGTTTAGAAAAACAAGGGTTTAAAATAGTAAACTCTGACATATCATTAGAGTGGCTAAAGAAAAACTCTGGTCTACCAGAAAACATGAACGATCTTACTAGAGAGCAATTAAGTGAATTAGGTAGATTACAGGCCCAGTCTAGAAAAATATCGAAAGGCAAAATGATGAAGTACCAAGGTAACGCCGATGGCGTTGTTGTTGACGGTACTGGTGGGTCTATCAAGGCTATGGAGAAACTCGTTAAAGAGTTTGAGGACAAAGGGTATGACGTAAGTATGGTTTTTGTAGAAACCTCCTTAGAAACAGCCTTAGAACGTAATGCAAATAGAAAGGAAAGATCTTTATTAGATAAAATAGTTATTAAAAACCACGAGGCTGTTCAAGGTAATAAGGAAGGATTTAAGGAAATGTTTGGCGAAAGATTTATGGAGGTTAAAACCGATAACTTAACCCAGCAAGACGCCATGCCAGAAAGTCTTACTAGTAAAATGAATGATTTTGTTAGTGGATATAAAAAGATTAGATTAGACGCTGAGGAATTTGCCACTCAAGGAGCGGAGATACTAGAACAAGGCGGTGAGTTTGATTTCAGTGAATTTAACGTTGTAACAGAAGGCGCTCAAGGACCTATGTTTAAAACAGCTATGGATAGAGCTAAAAAGTTTGGAACTGAAGATACTTACGTATTAACAGCTAGACCACCTGAATCAGCAAGGCCAATACAAGAGTTTTTAGCTTCGCAAGGTTTAAACATACCTTTAGAAAATATT